GCGGTTCCGGCTGTCTGTCGCTTAGTGTAATGCGATGTCCACGGGCAATCAAGCCCTCGGCCGCTTCTTTGTTGTATTTCACGCGTTCGGTGTAGATCCGGTCGTCGTCTTTGCAGACTGCAACATAGAGCGCCCGGTCGATGCCAGTGCCGTGCATGTAGGCTTGCATCTGCGCCCAGTGCATCGGCTTGGCCTTCTCGACACCTTGCGACTCGACTTCATCAAAGCTCTTTTTCGAGTGTGTTTTGAACTCTGCAACGTGCTTCTTTTTCGGCGATTCTGACACGCCTGAATGAATGATTCCGTCCAGGCTTCCGCCAACATGCGCGCCAAAGTCCACACGGCTTTGTTCGCCTTGCGTGTCTCGGATGTCAATTCCGATGGCGCGCAGGTCGCTCACGATCCAGCCTTCTTCATGGTGCCCACGCCGGAACACTCGCAAGATGCGGCCGGGGAATTCCTCACGCGCAGCCCATCGAAAGGAAAGCCAGAGCCACCGATCACATGGGTGTCCGAGGATGCTTGCTCCGAGATGCTGGCGCGGCTGCTCGGTTTTGCTGACGTGATGTTTGTCGATCATGGCGGCGATTGAATGCGCCGCTTCTGGGATTGCTGTCATAGAAGAACATGGCTCCATGTTTCGTGCTGCAAAATCTTTTCAATCGTTCGCACGTGAACACCGTATTGCGCGGCTAGGGCCGCATTGCTCAGGTTGTCTTTGATGTATGCGCGCAGTTTCTCGCGCTGTCTCGCTGCTGACTTGATGCTGTGAACCTCTAAATCAAGCAGTTTGGTTTGGGGCAAATCTTGGCCGCGCTTGGCGAATTCCCTGGCGCGTGAAATGTATTCTTCACGATCCAGGGCCTTCTCTTTGCGTGTTGGCCTGCCAAATAGTGATGCTGCGTATTTTGTGCGGGCCATTATGTTTACTCAAACAATCCACGCTGATCGTTGCGCGCATCTTGTATGTTTTGACATGCCAAATCCCAGTATTGCGGCTTCAATTCAGTCCCGATAAAGCGCCGGCCCATCTTGACTGCTGTATAGCCTTCTGATCCGATACCAGTGAACGGACTGAATACAAGATCATTTTTGTTAGTCCACAAGTGAATGCATCGTTCAATAACATCAAGTTGCAGTGGACACATATGCTTTTCGTCGTTCTCATCACGTGCTGGCAGCTTGTTCAAGGTGCGCCCTTGGTTGATGTCATCCCAAATTGGGCTGGCATATTTCTGCCACATCATCACTGGTAGATCATCTCCATGCGTAACACGCTCTTCGCAATCACCAGGCTTACGCATCGTGACAACATAGTCCGGCAATCCCATGCGGCTCATAGTGCTGTTTTCTCGGATCGTTTTATGCAGCAATCCAAGCGCCTTGGTACGCTGCATTGCCACAACTGGATCTTTCCAAATGCACACTTCGGAGTGATAGATAAAGCCAGCATCCTGAAATGCGCGAATCAGATCGCCTCGAAAGTCACGCAACCCAATGAAGCCTTGGCGCATCTTGGTTGTCGGTAGATTCATGCAATGGAATGACACATTGCGTCCAGGCTTCAAGACACGGAACAATTCAGAAATCAGGAATTTCAGTTGCGCTACAAACTCTGCATCGTCTTTGCAATTGCCCATATCATGATCGCTGTTTGAATACACAAACAGATCAGCAAATGGCGGAGAGAAAACAGAATAGTCAATGCTATCGTTAGCCATGCGCTGCGTCCATTTCACGCAATCACCGAGATGCACCGTGAAACCTTCCCCGTGGTATGTGTCTTCTTTGTATTCGTCCACAATGTTTACTTGCCCGGCCAATTCTTGATTCATGATGTCTTTCATATGTTCGATCATGTTTGCACTCATTTCATGGTGCTGAGTCTCTTTGCGTTTGAGATTGGCCAAAATCTGGCCTTCATTCTCAGCGGTGAATAGATGCACTTGCACATTGCGCTTTTGTCCAAAGCGATAGCATCGGCGCACCGCTTGATAGAACTTCTCGAATGAATCATCAAGACCGACAAATGCCATGCGAGCGCAGTGCTGCCAATTCATGCCAAAGCCGCAAATCTTGGGCTTGGAAATCAAAACACGCAATTTCCCATGCGTGAAATCCATCATGCCTTTTGTTTTGACTTCTGCACTATCTGAGCCTTGCACATTGACACTGCCAGGAATCATGCTTTGCAGAAATTCTGCCTCGTCGTTCAAGTGACACCAAATCAACCACGGCTCATTGCTTTGAGCGTTTACGACATCAGCCAATGCTTTGCATCGAGCATCAATGCTGTCGCGCTGTGCTTTCCTGCGCTCTGCCAATCCCATGGCAGGACGTCCAAATAAATCATCAATGGATTGCACTTCTGTTTGAACAACGTGCTCAATGTATTCTGGTGCTGGCAAGTCGTATTCAGAGCCATCAAATCCAATATCGGAAGGATTACGGATCACAACAGCCCAAGTGCCCATCCATTCCCAGAACTTCGCAGCGCCCCATCCTTTGAGTCGCCATGTGCCCGTGTCTCCGGTGTCGTTCACGAAGTACGTTGCAAGCATCTCGGTTCGAGTCATCACGCCAAGGAACTCGCACTGATTGCCAAGCTCCTCAAAATCATTCGGGCTGGGTGTGGCTGTGCAACTCAGACGATACGGAACACCCTGCGATGCCTCAATGATGCGTGATCGTGTTTTTCCATCATGCGCCTTGAGAATGCTTGATTCATCCAAAACAATGCCATGCAATTCAGCAAAATCAATGGCATCCATGCGCTCGTAGTTGGTGATCCATACTCCAGTGCTCGGTATATCTTGACCCAACGGAACGCGCTGCACTTCAATGCCAAATTTTGCGCCTTCTTCAATCGTCTGCTCTGATACAGCCAACGGGGCCAAAATGAGCACCTTTCCACCAGTATGCGATTGCACTTCATCGGCCCATGCCAATTGCATGATTGTCTTGCCAAGGCCAGTGTCAGCAAATACGGCAGCACGCCCACGGCGCACCGCCCATGACACAACGGCATGCTGAAATGGCTTCAGGTATTCATTCAAATCACCTGGAGCGTGTCCAGTTGCAACTTCTGCGCGTCTTTTCTGTGCGACAAATGAATCGTATGAATTCATCGTGTAAACCTCAAAAGCCCGGCACAAGCCGGGCGGGTTGATTGTGATTACTTCTTTGCCCACGGCGGCGCAGCCTTCGCAGGTGCAACCATGGATGGCATAGGCATGCCAGTCGGCGCAACGCTAGGCAATGCGCCACCGCTCACGGCCTTGAAGCCGCGCACCTCGTTCTTGTCGCCATATTGCTCATCGCGCTTGATGTCCAGCTTGATTTGAAGATTGCCGCCGATCAGTTGATCTGTGTCGGTGACTTTGGCAAGGCCAATGGCGCGCATCAGTTCGCCAAGTTGCTGGCGCCCAATTTCCTCGGCCTTGGGGTTCTGGTTCTGAATGTTCAGGTTTCCAAAAACAACGCGCCCCTGGTGAGTCGGCCCGGTCACGTCATAGCGCACAGCAATGAACTGGCCATTGCCTGCCTTGGTGTTTTTCAGTTCTGCGCCTGCGATAGTGACGCTGTACCATCCAGCGGGCAGTGGCTCAAAATTGCCTCCGGATGATTGAGGAAGGTCGGCTACGTCGAAAGATTGTGAAAGAAACGCCATGATTGATTACTCCTTTACGGTGATGGTGTAAGACGGACGGCCTGGCGTGACCGTGACCGCGTGCGAAAAAAGCTCGGTGATTTGTGAATCTGTGGATTTCCAGGCGGACATGTTGATTTCAGGTTTCCACCGGAAAAGCGTTGAAAGGTAAGCATTCAAACCAGCCTCGGCAGCGATCTCCTGCGCTTTGTCTGCATCGACTTTGCGATCAAGTCGGCCCACGATCTTGATGCTCAAGCCAGGCACGAGATGGCTCTCAGTGCCTTCAAGCGTAGGCTTGACGCCTAGCAGTGCTGTCAGCTTGTCTTCTGCCTCACGGCGCTTTGCGACTGCGCGCTTCTCCGCCTCTTTTGCCATAATCCATTCCTGGCTCAGTTGCTCCAGCTCTTGCATTTCAGCCTCCAATCTTTGCAATGATTGCGCCCAGGTCTGGCGCTTCCCACGTTTCCAGCTTGCCGCTGCGATCCTTGGCCAGCCACAGCCCGTCCGAGTCACACATCAGAGCCCGCTGGGTATTGCCTTCGGCATCGCGCTCGACACGAAGTGCCAGCACCTCGTCGAAGAAGTAGGGCAACTGCTGGCCAGTCTTATTGCCAGGCATGCTGGGCGAATACAGCACGCGGCCCATTTCGTCCTGGGTCTTTTCCAGCTTTGCGCTCATGTAAACGTGCCGGCCTGGCAAGTCGCGGAAGGCCCGAATGATGTCGGCCATCTGTTCTTGCATCGCGCCGTATGCTTGACGCGGATCTTTGCTTGCCTTTTTCTCGGCATTCAGCACCACCTCTGCCACTTCGCTGATGCTGTCCAGCGCCACCGATTGAAACTGAACCGCTTCGGCGCTTTCTGAGAGCCATTTGTAAGCCTCCGTCAGATCACCCATGCTGGCGATCTCAATGTAAGGCACATCGGCCCCAGCGATTGAAAGCAAGCCGCCCTCGGCGCTCAAGACAATGGGCGCCGGCAAGGTTGGGATGAGCGAGGTTTTACCCGCGCCAGCTTGCCCGTAAACGAGCAGTTTTACGCCGCTCATAGAAAGCGCGGAACTGCGCTTCAAGTTGATAGCCATTTGGTTTTCTCCGGTTGGCTGTTGAGATCGGCCCATTGCTGGGCCGGGTTGTTATTCTTGCACGCTTTCCTGCGCAAAGCCATAGGCCTGTTTGCTTTGACGCTGGCGCATTTTCTCCAGCATCTTCAAAGCAACTTGCAAGTGAGACCTGACACCAAGAAGCTCGATTGAATCAGTGCCAGTAGGCTTCACGTCATCGCTCAATTCAAACATGAACATGAGCGCATCCATCGCATTCGTGATATCGAGAACTTCCTCACGTACTTTAAACAGTCGGTCTGTGTAGATGTCTTCTGCAATGTTTCGCATGATGATGATCCTAAATGTGGGCTCCAAAAACTGGAGCCCATCTGATTACTTGGATGTGACCTTGACGCTGAACACAGCCGTCACGCTGGTGTTTGCCTCGATCACTTCGGCGGGGATGTTGCAAGCCTTGGCAATTGCTTTCCAATCCGTCACCTTGCGATTGGCCTCGACAACTTTGGCGCAGAACATCGCGCCGTCAAACACGCTATCGCCACCTTGCACCGTGGCCTTGTCTTTCATGCTGGCCTTGATAGCATCAGCACGCTTCTCAAGATCAGCAATCTCAGCCAGAAGCAAGCCAAGTTCGTCTGCGGCGGTCACGTTGATGTCAATCAGCTTCATGTCTTACCTTTCAATCTGCACCGTCTGGGGATCAGTTCGTGCAGTGGTTGTATTGTGCGCCAGCTTTTGCTAAGATGCAAGCGCTTATTTAACTTTTTCTGTACTTTTTGAGGCAGTGCACAATGACACTAGATGAGATAAAGGCTGCGCTCGCAGATCGCAACTTGCAGGCCGTGGCGCAGTCAATCGGCCTGAACCCGCACACTCTTTACAGAATCGCCGCTGGAAAAACTAGGCCGCATCGGGCGACAATGACGCTCCTGTCTCAATACTTGAAGGGCGGAGCAATCAATGGCTGATCTCTCAAAAGTGCTCGGCGGGCCGTGGTCGCCACCGCCAGAAAAGCGTGTTGCACCCGTCGAAGATCAGCTACTCGATGCAATGCACGCGGCAGGTATAAAGCACACACCTGAGCAGGTTCACATTGACGGCAAGATGCACCGATTCTGCACCTCCGGCAAACGAGGCGATGCAGGATGGTACATCGTCTTTCCTGATGGCATACCAGGAGGGCAATTCGGAGATTGGCGCACAGGCTTGGTGGCAAATTTCAAGGCCGACATTGGGCGCAAGCTATCGCATATTGAGGAAATGCAGCACGCCAGGCGGCAGGCTGAAGCATCGGCAATGCGAGAAGCAGAGCGAGTGCGCAAGGCTGAACTTGCCAGCGATATCGTTACAAAGATCTGGGTTAATGCCGGCGCCGCAAGCCCCGAGCATCCATACTTGTCACGCAAGCAAATACAGCCGCACGGCGCTCGTGTAACTGGCGATGGCCGCTTGATGGTTCCTCTTTACTCAGCAGATGGCGAGCTCACATCACTGCAATATATCGACATTGACGGAGATAAGAAATATCACCCAGGCGGCAAAACTGGCGGCAGCTTCTGGTGGCTTGGTGCGCTTGAAGATGCGAAAACAATCTACATCGCTGAAGGCTATGCAACAGCAGCCACAATCTATGAAGTCACAGGCCAGCCGTGCGTGATTGCATACAGCGCAAGCAGCTTGCCAACTGTGGCAGGCTCAATGCGTGATATGTATGGACCGCAGCAATCAATCGTGATCGTCGCAGATCATGACGCGCACGGCGTCGGCCAACGATACGCAGATCAAGCCAGCGCAAAGCATGGCGTTCGCGTAGTCATGCCTCCTGAAATCGGCCAGGATGCAAACGATTATGCACTAGCAGGGCATGACCTGGCGGCGCTTTTGATGCCAGCCACAGGCTCAGCAGTCGTTGAGAAATTGCAGCTGGTCTTTGGCGATCAATTGGGCGACGAATACGAGGCACCCAATGAACTAGTCGAAGGCTTGATGACAATCGGCAGTTCTGTAGTTGTCTACGGTGACAGCAACT